CTCCGTTGCGTTCTGCTGTCGTGATACTAATTTTAGCATCGTCTTTGTACTCAGCACCATCTAATAGATATTTGAGTTTTTGTAGTTGTGGCATACCAAACACACCTAACATGTCTGGATATGGATTAGCAGTCTCTGCCTCCATAATAACTGAACGATCGTCAGCCATTGAATTGATCGTTGTACCTTGTGCAGTGCCTGAAACTTTAACAGTTGTTAGGAAGCCAAGGTTTTGTGTATGACTTACGATGTCTTGCAAAATGTCTTTCATTTGGGTTTCTCCGGTTATATTAATATTATATTTAGATCGTGAGCAAAAGTCAACAATATTTTAATCAAAATCAAATAATTTGCTGAATGTATTATCACTACGAGTTGAACTGATGTCCCATTCCAAAACACCAATTAGATTTTCTAATTTTTCATCGATGACTGTGGTTTCCATTTCTGCATCGTCGAACGGTAGATCTTTAAACCACTGTGGTAAACGCAATTCGTCTACAGGATATGCCACTGAAGTATGCCCCATAGGATTGTTTTTAAGACGACATACAATGACTTTAGCACCGTCAGTAATAGTCACAGAATACTTGTCATCCATCATACGCTTTAGGGTATTCCAATTCAAACTAGCACGAACGTGTCCGGGCATGTTGGTCTTACCTGCTTTCTTTTCTTTAGCGGCATATTCGGAAATATTATTGGCACGTTTAGGACTACCTTTCTCCCAACCTGGACGGGTTTTAAATTCAGTACGGAAGTCGGTAATATATTCGAGAACTTCTTCTTTAGCAGCACCGTTAAGAACCTTAGTAAGTACTTCACTTAAAAAGTCTTGGATGACTACAGGAGTATCCGATCTCTTTAGGTCAAGCCCCATGGCTTTAATCTTACCAGGGCTGCCTTCTGTGTCTGCTCGTTTACCTTCTTTGTCGTAGTAGAGGACTGCATATCGTTTTTTGGTAATGAATAGTCCTTTGGAAGCAACAATCTCGCGACCTGCCTTGATGACTTCGCCTCTGACTTTTGGACAGTGGAATGCGTCTTGCATAAACTTTGGGAATGTGCCATTTACTTCTTCTCCTATGCTATCATAAAGATCAATAATATTTTCACGGCTCCAAGGAATTAATCCTTTTTCAATATCTTTCTTCAGCGTACTGTATGCAGAAAAATAACAAGAGTCTGTATCACCATAGATAATTGCTTTACCAATGTGATCGTTCTCTCCGGTGATAATTTCATTTACTTTCCCAGCCATATGACGAGCAACGGCTCTGCCGGTAAGAGTTGTGGATTGGCCAATACGATTATCAAAGAACCTGCAACCAGGGTTAAGAATAGCACCGTATAAGCTATTGAGGTTAATCTTTTTAACCAGTTGACGTTTGTCCCAATATTCTTCTTCAATTTTATTTCCTGCTTGGATACATTCTTTTAATTTAGTCTGCATGTCTTTACGCTCTGCATACCAACGCTTTAACAGTCCGGGAATGATACCTTCTTTTTCGTAAGTAAAGATAGTGCCGTTAGCACTGAGCATCCAAGGTTGATTACTTTCAAAAATTAAATCGTAGGCTTGAGCAGCACTTAATGTGTCATGGCCACCGTCTTCCCAATCAATAGTGATTTCTCGTCCTACTTCACGATTCATTACAGCAGTATATTCTAAACTACCGAACACACCTTCCCACGCACTGGCAAAAGATTTTCCTTTGCCTATTTCTGCTGCAATAAAGTCTTTAGTGCCGTCTTGACGTAACTGTCCAACAATGGTTTCTGGCCCCATGTTAAGCGCACGAATCGCACTTGGATATAGAGAGTTAATATCTAGTGAACCGATCCATTCGTGGATACCTTTCTTTGGATAAGCAACATACGCACCGGCCGCTTGATTACTTTCATTAGGATCACGTTGTACACGATTAGGAACAATAAGTCCACGGCGATGTGATTCATTAATAATCGCCTGCTCAGTAACTGCCACAGCTCCCATGGTGGTCTGTAGTAATACAGTACATTCATGTGCCAGTGTATTGGCGAGAGCTAAGAATTTAAGTTTCTTATCTAGCTTATCAAGCAACGCACAGTCTTGTCTGTTGTACTCAATAAACTTACGGAAATCATTGTTGTATAATTGATCAAGTGTGCCTTCGTAGACTGTTTTGTTTTCGCCAATCTCCATTTCACCGATAGCATCTAATCGATAGGTATGGCGTTCTTCGTAAGTGTATTTTCTATATAGTTCTAACGAGTCTAAGTGTACACGCCCAATTAAGTCGTATGTAACTGCACTCTTACCATACTTTTCATATTCGCGTTTCTTAGGATATTGATTCCACAAACAAAAACGTCGAGTATCTTCTTTTGACAATACTTTAGTAACACGATTAACAGTATAGGGAATATCAAAGCCTTCGCTGTTCCAGCCACTTAATACATCTGCATCTTCAATTAAGTTGAGAAACGTATCTAACATTTCTCCCTCTGTCTCAAACAACATAGTGTTAGGAAATTCCGCAACCTGTTTAGTTGCTTCTTCCATTGACAGGGTCTTAGGGGGTAATGCTAGACAGACCATAGTGTCCATCCACTGTAATTGAACGGCAATTGCAGTGATTGGCATAAACGCATCTTCTGGTGATGCGTAGCCACGTTCTGGGTCAAAGTCAACCTCAATGTCGAACCACGCTACATTTAGTTTTGGTGCGTCAGCATTTAGATAGTTGTCTTCTAGACAACGATAAATTGGATTGATGTCACTTTCAAATAATCGTTTGTTGCTGTGAATCGCAAGTTCTTTACGATGTTCTTTAACATTCTTGCTGGTAACACGACTTAACGGTTCACCTTTAATTGAAAGATATTTACCCTTTGGATCAGGATAATAGAAAATATGCCTTGCAGGATATTCTTTGTAATGACGATTTCCCTTGTCATCACGTTCAACGACATTAATAATGTCTTGCTCTCTATCATAGAAAGCGTCTACGTAACTCATGTATTCTCCATATGTGACTTACGGCTCACAAATACCAATGTGCGGTTTATGGCCCGCTGACCTTGCTTATAAATTACTTATCATCCTTGTGTAGGCAATGACATCAATAGTGGCGATCAACAGATAGTTAGCAATCATACCGGTTGATCCACGAGTCCATGCAGCCCATGCAAAAATTATACATTGCACAACAAACAACGGATATAAGAATATAAAAGGCGGATTGGGCAGAGTATATCCCATCCAAATCGTACAGCCAATGCTCATAAACCACGCTAACAATTCTAATACAAAACGTACAGGATGTGTAGCGTAGTCTTCTTTAATCCAATCAACAGTTGAATTAAACATTAATCAAGTCGTTTGGTAATATCAAGGATGGCTTCAATCTCTTGCCAATCTTCATCATGTGCTTTGAAATCACCTTTGTGAGCAATTTTAATTGCACGGGTGATAATGCTTGGTTTAATTTGGAGTTCTTCTGCAACTGCTTTTACGGTTTCTTTAAGACCTTCGTTGAGGTCCTCTACTTCACGAAGTACATTTGATCCTTCGTTGATTAATCTTTCGAGCTTGGCTTTTTCTTCCGGACCGTACATTTTAGTCATATGATAAATCTCCTTATATGACTATTATATAGCCAACAAAAAAGCCAGTCAACCTAAGTTGCTGGCTTTTGAGTTAATTTGGTTAAATTATTTTTGTTCTGCTAGCACGTCATACATTTCAAATACACCACCCATACGCTCGTATACTAGACCAGCATATAAATCAGCTTTGGTGCTTTCTTGGAATTTAGATTTAGCAACACGTTGTGCCCAAGCAAACAATTCCTGATCCACTGCATCAATTTGTTGTTGGCCACCACTTTCTTGAACTAGTTGAACCATGTCTTTGAAAGTTAATTTTTGTTCTACTGATTCTTTAACTGGACGCTTTTTGCCTTTTGGCATCATTGCACTTTCAGTCTTCTTGGCAATGGCTTTTTGTAATCCAGGAGGAAGTTTTTTCTGTTTATCTGAAAGACCTTTTTTATCTGTGGCCTTGTCGTTGCCTTTTTCGCCAGCAGCTTTTTTCATTGGCTCTTTCTTGTCGCCGTCTTTGTCAAGGTCTAAAAAGTCTGG